CTTGACCAACAGCACCAACTATAAAACCATAATTAAGTAATCTAATAGTATCTCCGTTTGAAAATCCAGAAATTAAAAGTGCAGGTATTCCAACTGATGAACTGTATATATAAACTCCACTATTTATAGAAATTGTTATATCTGTATATCCAGCTATATAATAACCTGTAGATACTACAGTTTTAAATAAATCCATATTTTCTATATTATTTAAAACAGAAAGATTTAATGATACTCTTCCATTTGCATTTGTATCACTTTTTGTTATATCAATTCTAGGTGAAGGTAGATTTTTTAATCCTGTAAAATCTGTATCATATGTATTACCAATTTCTTTATTTACAAAATTCCAATAACCATCTATTACCTTTACAAATTTAAATATTTTTCCTTGTTGAAAATGAATATCTGTTTTTGTAAATTCACCAAACATATGTCTGGTTAAATAATTAAATTCTGTTGTATAAGAAGTATGTGTTAAGCTATCAGAACTATCATTTGGTTTTTTGGCTGCATTATATAAAAAGAATACTACATTTATTTTATCACCAACATTATATTTAGAAGGATTATAATATTTGTTTAAATATATAGTTGCTAATGAATTTAAAGTATCATCAGGAATCATTGTAGTTGTATTATAAACAGCTGTATCATCATTATATGATGAATTTGCATCTGGATTAGATCTTATTATTTCAGATATATTAAGTGGATATACAACAGAAAACTCATTTACTTTCCAATATGAACTTAATAAATTAACTGTTGAAGTCATTATATTAAATCTATTTGGATTAAAGAAATCATTATATCCTTTATTAAAATAATCAGAGTTTGTAGATAAATCTTGGAATACAGAAAAATAATTGTCTTCCATATTAAATAACGTACTGGATATATTACAAACTTCTGTATCTAAAGATAAAAGATTATAATTGTGTTTTCCAGAAGAATCTCCAACACATTCATCTTTAAATATTTCTAATGTTAATTGTCTACTCATATATTAAAATGCTACTATATATCTATCCAAATACCAATTACATTCTATAACTTTAAATACAATTGCTATAATATTTGGTGCTTCATTTCTATCTACAAAATTTAAATCTAAATGTGCAGTTATATATCCATATCCAGATGTTGTCTTTAATGTTGGTTTACTTGCGTTATTAAGATTAGGTATTACTCTTTTTATATATTTTGCACCATCTCTTGATGTTGCGATATCAAAAACAACTGTTGAATCATTTGGTAATGGTGTTTGTGTATAAGGAACTCCATATGCACAATTTGGTGATAATGTAGTATCACATGTTGCAGTAATATCTTTACATGTAAAATTAGTATTATCACAAGTAGCGGTTCCATTCCAAACTGTTGAACAATTTACTTTTACAGTATTTGATGAAGAATTACATGTAGTAAAATCAGATAAAACTCTTCTTTCTGCTATTACTGTTCCTATTATCCATGTATGAGTATAAACTATTAATTCTTGTCCTTGTAAATAGTTTGGAATATCTCCATTTGCTACTGGAAATTTATTCCATGCCCATGCAGATAAAGTATGTGCTATTTCTGTAGAATCCATTGAATTCGGAAGAATTGTAGGATAAAAAACTGAAATTGGATTAATCCAACGAGCAGAATTTAATTCCACTGTAGTTGCTGTATTAATTAATTTTGCTGAATTACTTGTTATAAATGAAGTAGCACCTTTGAAAAAATCCCTAAATGTTGTATAAAAATCATAAACAGGTTTCCAATAATTTTCTATAATAATTTTTGTGTTAATTATATCTTTTTCTAAATTATAATAATTTAAATTAACTGTTGATAATGAATTTCCTATATAATCAGAAGTTGTAATAGAAAATGTTCCAACATCTATTGGTATTGCACCGGGAAATGTTAAATTATTAGAATTACCTACAAGTCCACTAGGATCTGAATCTAATGAAAATAAAAATGTATAAGATTCTCCAGAAACACCACCAAAACTAAAATCAGAAATATAAATTGGATTTAATAATTTTTTGTTATAACCATTACCTTTATCTACATTTGATATATCATATACTTTTACACTAATAATTCCACTATTTCTAACATTTTTTACATTAGTAGGTTTTAATTCTATTACATTAACACCACTACATTTTAAATAATGAGGATCAAAATATTCAAAATATTGATTAGTAAAAGCAGAAGGCATTGTTGAATCTGCAACACTTACATAATATGGAGTTCCTCCATTTACAGTACCATTATTATCATTCACAAAAAATGTAGCTGTTGTTATATCATCTTTTATAGTTCCTATTTTATTTTGATTTAAATAAACATCAAAACCATTATTTGCAGCAAGAGGATATGTCTGAATAACCAATGCTTTAGATCCGGGTGTTAATAAAATACTCATAAAATATTATTGACTATAAAAAGTCCATGTGTTATTTATATTTTTAAATAAAATAACATATGTTCTTACAGTATGTTTTTCAGTATATTGTTTTGTATATCCTACTGATAAAGTTCTTCCTCCTGATCCTATACACAAATATGATTTATTATCATAATTAGGAGCACTGATAGATGTTACTGGAATACATTGATCTATAGGATTTGTACAATAGTGAGATCCATTTGAATCTGTATGATTACATGATCTTGATGGAGGAGTTGCACATTGACCAATATTTCCAGTATTTGAAACTGTTCCATTACAAGTTAATGTAACACTTCCAGAAGTTGGAGTACAATTTTCTGTGTATTTTCTATTAAAATTAAAACTACTAGTCAAGGTTTTAGAAAGAAAAACAGTAACTTCTACTAATTGATCTACATATCTCTTATTTGGTGGAAATTGTTGTGTTAACCAAGATTGTATTAATGAAATTCTTTGGTTATTATTATAACTTCCTTGTAAATTTGTTATTTCTCCATACCAAAGATCAACATCCATTATTTTTGGATATATAAGAGTAAATTTAGTATTCCAAGTTGAACTTAAAGATTTAACAGTTGAATATGTATCCATCCATTTTGCACTGAATGATTGTACATTTGATGCTATTCTGAACCAAGTAGCACTATAAGTTGAATATAATGTTCTTACATTTACCCAATCCTTCTCATATTTTCTTAGATTTAAAACAGCAGCAGATAAAGAAGCTATATTATAATTTATAAGATTTAAAGTATTGCCAGCACAAAGGTTTTCATCTATTAAATAGATGTTGGAACAAGTTGGATCTGTTTTAATAAAAGTGCTCATATTATAACCAGTTTATTTTGTATAAAGAAGATTCAAATGGAACTATCTTTTTTATATTATTTTTTATAGCATCTTCTATAACCATTTTAATATCATCATTAATATTTAGATTATGTATATTAATATTAAAGTATTTGCTTTTACTTCCCGGTAATTGCATTTTATACCAGCTATCTATTTCTTCTATAAAGTTTCTATTACCTATTTGTGTATTCCACAATAGATCTTTTCTAGGATATGCAAATTGTGAAGAAAAATAAATTTGTTCTATTTCTCCTTGAGTTAAGTTTTTTGAATACATTTTAAGATCTGAAACTACTCCTACAAATTTATAATTGTCTTGAATTCCTATAATTTCATTTAAAGTTGTATTTCTAACAGAAGCTGCACCTAAAAGTAATGATGATTTATAATCATAGTATAATTGATAATTCTTAGGAGTAAATGTTGATTCATATACTTTAATTGAATCTATATAATAACGTGCATTTCCATTTAATGAATCAAATGTCAAAGAAAAATTATGCCATCCGGGTGGTAATGCACTTACTGAATATTGCAATGATAGTAATTTATAATCATTACCATCTGGAGTTGAAATTTTTAATCTCCAACCAAAATTATTAACATTACTACCAAATTTTCTTAAATATTGATATCCTGTAAAATCTCCTTTTGCATAGAAATTATAATCAACATCTAATGATGAAGGTAATCCCTTCATATTTAATTTTGATATTAGATTACCATTATCATCTAACATATAAACTTCATTATCATTTGTGTCTACTATTACTATTCTATTTTCATAATAACTTTGTTTATCACATGTTTTTTTATTTTCTCTTGGTATTTTAAGAATGTTTATATATCTATTCAATGTAGTTATTTGATAACGACTTAATTGTAAAGATGAAGTTTTTCCTATTCTTTGTGAAAATACAAACAATCCAGAAGAAGTATCAAGTTTAGAAATTCTATCTTGTTGATGTGCTATCCAAATATTATTATTTGAATCACATACTATTTGTTCTGTTAATCCAACATTAGCAAATATTTGTCTATTTTTATATAAATTACCACCTACTACTTCCCATATATTATTATTTCCATCTATAGTAGAAGTGTTTCCGTAAATTGGAACTACTGTGTTATTAATATCTATATCAATTCCATTGATACCAGAATTAGATGCAAAATAAACTTGTGAAATTTTTATTCCACTAGAATCTGTAACTACATAAGATTTTGTATTATTATCATAAAAATAAATATTTTGATCTTTATCCAAGACTACTTGATCTATAGCTGATATATATAAAGATAAAGACTGTAACTTACCAATAACATTATTAATTGGATTAATTTTTAATCCTGTACAATTATATCTATCAAAAATCCAATAATTATAATCTGGAAGTCTTTGTATAATTTGATATTGAATATTTTTTGAAGAAATTAAAGGAACTTCTGAAAGATTATTAAGTCTATAATTTATATTATATGCAACAGAAGAAGCATTATTAACAACAGTAATCAATGGTGCTGTTAATGCATCATCATTTATTAAACCAAATCCACTATTATAATAATTTCCAAAAATTTGATCACCATGTATATCTGACCAATTACCAACACTTAACCATAAAGAAACCGTTAATTTTGAATTTTGTAAAAGTGATGATCTTGCTGGAAAGACTACATGATTAGATCCATCTAAAGTTATATAATCTTTATTTAAATTTGAAGGATTATATACAACACCATCATTATTAAAATTTGAATTATCAATTAATGGAGTTGTATCCCATTTTATTATATCTAAAACATTTGCTCCATTTACATTATATTGATCATAATTTAAATAATTTAAGAAATCTACACTGGTTGATTTTCCTGCTCTGTGATATTTATATATAACACCGGGTTCAAAATACATTGTACTTGGTACATCATATGTAAATGGTTTTGTCGGATCTGTTTTTTCATTATATACTATAGTTGCTGCTGTTAATGCTTGATCAAATGTATAATAAGCAGCATTATAATAACGATCTACCCATACTTTGTTTCCTAAATTTGTTCCTGATAACCATGCACATAACCAAGTATTATCATATTTTGGTATACTAACTGGTTGTGAATCACCGGGTAATATTTCTTGATAATTTTTTCTATAAATTGAAATACGATCAGAAGTAAATGGTAGTTCACCTGCAATTGCACCATCTTCTATTAAACCTGCAGAACTTAATGCGATTCTACTTGAAGTTGGTGGATAATGAAATATAGTATCTTGATTAACTTTAAATACATACTCTTTTGTATTTGATTCATATCCCAAATAGACTTTATCATATCCTTTATATTGGTTTGTACCAGTAAAAATTTTATTATAATTTCTTCTTATAGAAGGGGAAGCAGTTATATAAGAAACACCAGTGCTATATTTGTATTCTGGTGTTTGATAATTTTTTAATCCATGTATTTGTAAAAGATAAGATGCATCTGTATTAGAATAATTTGGATTTTCTACTGGAAATAACCCAAGATAATTTTGAGCTAGTAAATTACTATTAGAAAAAGATTTATTAACTGATAAAACTCCTTCATTTATTGTAGGATTTACATTATATTTTACTAAAAAACTATCATTTACAGTATTATTTGAAGATAATGATTTATAAGAAGTAAAATTCCAAATAGAAGATGTTAAAAAGCTATCAGAAAAATTAAATATAGAATTATATAAATAATATTTATTACTGTTATTATAGGAAGGATATCCAGTATTATTATATAATAATATTGAATTTGTTCCTAAAATATAATTAAAAGCCTGAGTAGTAGTTGTAGAATTAATATCTACTTTAGGACCAAAATAAAATGGAACATTTGTTTGTGTACCTAAATTATCATCAATTGATAAATAATTTTTATCATAGTTTTGTACATAAACTTTATCATTAACATTATCAAATAAAAATTTTAATGTGTCTTTGTTTGAATAAACATTACTAGATGTATTAACAAGTTTATTTCCTTTATTTGCATAATCATAAGTAATAACATATCCATTATTATCAGTTATTACGGATTCTATTTCGGTTAAATCTGAAGAATTTTTAGGAGTATCTTTGATTTCTAAAAAAGCAGAGTTAAAAAGAGGTCCTGTTAAAAAATTACCAGTTTTTCTATTAAAAGTAAAATCTTCAAAAGAATTTAAAAAATTATGGACATAAAAGTATGCACCATTTGAAAATAAAATAGGTGTCTTTTTAATACTAAATTGATTTCCTATGGTATTAAAATCCACTGGAAACCAAGAAATAGCAGAAGCAATATTGACTATACTAAATGTAACAGGCATTTATTATATTTAGACAAAATACCCAAATAATCTTCAATATGTAGACATATAAATTCCAGAAATAGCTGGATTTTGAGTGATAAAATTGTATTTTATACTATCTCTAGTCAAAAGACCATATCCTGCTTCATTTTCTATGATTACATCCAATTTACAGTTAAAAGGTTTTTTATATCCTATAGAATAAAAAATTTCATCTGGTAAATCAAAAATTACATATTTTTCAGATATTACAGTAAAATTTTCTATAACTATTCCTGAAAATCCTTTATTTGTTAAACTTAATTTACTCACAGAAGAAAAAGGATCAAAATATTGATAATTTGAATTTGTAAAAATTGTTGTATTTGAAGCACTTAAATAAACATTTCTTAAATTTAAAAAACTTTTACCAGTTATTATAATACTTTTAACTTGATTTGAAGATAATGAAGGGGATAATAACGGAATAATGTATGGAGTTACATTAGTAGCACTTGGTTTAGCATAAAAAAATACATTTTCCATATTATAATGTTCTTAATAATAAACTATCAGTTGTTGGAGAAGATGAATCAAAGAAACTTGCATCTATTGTATAAATCTTTCCATATGTTTCTTGTGTGGATTTAAATAACCACCCTTTAATAGTGAAAGAAGTATCTGCAGTTACTCTATATGCCTGTGTAGGTCCAACATCAGTTGGATATGTAAGTGATATATTTCCATTCCAAAGTATTTCTGTTCTAATTTCAATATTATTAGCAAATGGCAACTTCCATGAAATTATTATATATGGATCACAATACGGAGCAAAATTTGTTAATATCTGATCCATATCAGATTGATATTTTGTAACAATATGCATGTTAACACCTATATTAACAGGAACAGGTTGTGGTATATTCTTTATTATATTACCATTTGAAGAATCATAACTTGGTACACTGAACCCATTAAGTTTATTAAAAACTCTAGTATTATCTCTACTAATGCTATTAAGACTTACAGCTACTGCAGGTACAGTTAATCCTCCGGGTGCTGGTGTGTTTAAAGTATCATAAACCCTTTGTTTGGGTGCATACACAAAACTAACCTTATTTCCACTAGTTGAATTTACTAATGTTTTTGTATTATCATATCTTTTAATAACAATATCATTAAAAGCAGATACAAATTGCTCTAATAAGGTTTGTACTTCAAAATTAAAAGTGTAATTCTTCACTCTTAATATTTACTTCAAATAAAGCGTTCTAGGAAGTGTTTAGGTAAATTACGACTGTGTTGGGTTATATTTGTAAAGGCTACACCATCTAAAATATAGGTAATAGAATGATCTTCTGAAGATCTGGTACATCTGCCACACATTTGAACTAAAGTATCAAGCATTTTCATTGAATAATACTTTTTGTTCTTATCAAATATTTTTTTGATGCGTTTTGAACTTAAAGGAAGGAATGGTGCTTTAATAATAATTTGAAATCTTCCCAAATCTCCATCTAAACTAAGACCTGTATCTAAAGAAGGACTTACTAAAATTGTATCTTCATCATCTCTTACTTTATGCTCATTAATGATAGTTTCATTGGTAATACCCATTTCTCTAAAAAGAAATCTTGGATTATTGCCAACTTTTTTTCTAAGACTTTCCGTAATTTGAGTTGTATGTGTATGAATTATTCCTTTCTCTCCTTTATGTTTTTCACATATAGAAATTGCCAAATCTAAAACATGTGGAAGATCTCTGTCTATTGTTTTGTATGATAGATTAAACTTTTTTGAACAATATATAGGAGATTTAGATGCTTCAAATGAAGAAGGTATTTCTATATATTCATATTCATGTTCTTGAATACCTAAGCTTTTTGCAAATTCTGCAGGATTTGTTATTGTTGCAGACATCATTAAAACTTTTTCTGCACCATTAAATATTTTTCTTGCTAATGGTCTTATATCATAAGGTACAAACGTAACTTTATCACCTTCCAACTTTTCAACCAAATATTCACATTCATCCCATACTTCCAATATATCAGAAATAGAACTTACTGTATTACTTAATTTACTAAGTCTTTGTACATCTTTTGATCTTACAGCTGCATATGAATCATTTTTTGCAGTAGAGGATAACCTTGTTCTAAGTGCATCAAGTTCAATTTTTAATTTTGTATG